GCTAACAGTATAATGAGTCGTTAAAGTTTTGGTTGTTTCTGTTCCTGTAGAATTGTTACGAATTATTACAACTAAGTCTGAATCCTGTAATATTTTAAAAGCATAGGCAAAGGTTGTGGTTGAGCCATTACCATTATGTGATGATTTTATTATCGTTGTAGATACTGTCATAGTTTTCCTATATATTATATGTTGTTTTATTCAACATCATTATCATCTCCTAAAGGAAATAATTCTTTACTTAAACCACCATCTCCTTTCGCAGCTCTTGTTTCAAACTTTCTTTTTCTTGCATTTTCAATCTTTTTAGCAGTTTCTGGGTATTCTTTCAACATTTGATCATAAGCTACTTTTTTAAAACCATTAAATATTTGTTTAATTAAATATTCCTTTCCACCATCATCTGTTACATCACCTACCGAAGCATATTTATATTCATCAGTAGTGAATAATTCAGCTAATGTTTCTTTTAAATTTTTTCCCTTAAATTTAACTTTACCAGTATTTTCTAAAAGAAATTGATAGGCTGATTTTCCATCAGGAGTCTTTTTTTCTTGCGTTAAGTCTACTGTTTTAAATTTAATTTTTTGAGGATTTTCTAATGGTATTCTTAAACTAGCAATTTCAAATGTAACAGAATCAGTTTTTACATCTGATTTTCTTCCAACTAAACTTGGTCCTTGAAACCAAAAAGAATAAGATGCTATTCCATCTGCATTTAAATATAAAGAACTTGGATTTTTTGTAATAGGATCACCTGTAAGTATATCAACTCTAGGGTCTAAAGATTCTGTAAATGGAGTGTTTTTTAAAACTTCATCAACAAAATCTCTTGTTTCGTAAGCTGTATCATCTGGTGCAAGAATACCCGGTACACCTTGCCTTCTAAGTGAAGCAAAAGGAATATAATTACCAGCGACATTTCCAAAAAATCTAGTAACCTTATTTTCAGTTGGGTCTGATAAAAGTTCAAGTGCATCTGATATACCTCTTAAATATGTTTTGTTTGTTAAATTTTTCATAACAGTTAAAATAGCGGCACTTGTTATATTTTCATTTTGTTGATCATTTAAGTTACCAAAATTTTCTATAAGATCAGCAACAATACCTAATGGAAAAAAACGAGGGTCCATTCTATTATATTGTTTATAGGTAATAGTTCCATCTTCATTTTTTTGAGCTATTGAATAAGGTTGCCAACCAAGTTGAAGCCATTGTTTTTTGATTCTAAAATCATTTGGTCCATTGCCAGTAATTTTTGGATATGAGTTACCATTTTCATCTTCAACTCTTTCTGTTGCCATTGAAAATCCATACATAACAGCAGCTATGCCTAAAAATTGTCTACCCAATACTTCTGCTCTTCCCCTTCTATCTCCTGAGTTCCATAACTGTCTATTTTGTTTTGTAAACAAACCAAGTCCGGGTATTCTAGCTTCAAAGTGTCGCCAAAGATTTGTAGGTGTTCTTATAAAAGGAGCTAAAAATCTAAATTCTGGTGCAGAGTTTAAAAATTTTTGAATTTTAGAACCATAATCTAAATATGCTCCTCCTTTTAAAGTATTAGTATATGTTGAATATCTAGCATATTCCAATGCTTCTTTGTTTATAGGATTGTCTTTGGTGTTAGCACGACCATTTTTATCAAAACCCTCATCAAAAATTCTTTTTATATTTTGCCTTCCTTCTTTTGAATCTAAAGGTATGTTTCTAATCATAGTATTGTTCAAAGCATTAGTATAAAGTCTGCCTCTATAATTTATTTGTTTTAAAAATTCATCACCTGTCATTAATAATCTTGAAGGCATTTCTAAAAGATTACCAACCCAATCAATAGCTGTTCCTGCTCTTCCATCAAACCCTAAATTAGCTCCACTAATCGGTCTAACAGCTTTACCTCCAACTATATCTAAATTATCTTGTGTTCTTTGTAGAGGATCAAGAATTGCATCTCCTTGTCTTAAAGCTAAACTAACAGCTTTCATCGTATCACCGAAACCAAGCATCATACCTCTGTATTGTGCAAAACCCAACTTTATTGCTTTTACATCAGCTCTTGCAATACCACCGCTAACTATTTCTATTGGTCTTATAAATGCTTCATATAAACCTGATTTAATATTAAGTGCTTGAGTAAATACACCAGATAAAAGTGAATTAATATAAAGTGAGTTAAATACCTCTACAGTTCTTTGATATTTAGTTTTAGCAACAGTATCTATTACTTTTTCGATGGGTGCATTTTTAATTTTTTTTGCAATAGCTGCTGGAGAACCATCAAAAGTATTTACTATATCAACCATTTTTTCGACATCTAATACTTTACCTTCTGATCTTGCTACTTTTACATTACCTATTTGAGTCTCTCTAGCTCCACCCCTTATTTGATCTTTTATGGCAACTGTTGCATCTCTTAAAATTGCACCTAATAATCCTGTTTCTTCTTTTGCTTTTTTAGACCATAATCTATCATCATCACCAAACTCATCTAAATATTTAACTAATAAATCTTGATAATCTTTTGCTATTTCTTGTAAAACTTGTTTGCTTGATAAAAGTCTAACTGGTCTATTTTTTGCATCAGAAGCATCTTTAGCTAAAGCCTTTAAAACTTCAGATTTATCTCTTGATAAAAGTTTTGCCAATTCTTCTGCTGCATCATTTCTTAATACATCATTTTCAAGGTAATCTTTTACATTATCATCTAACGAATCTACAACATTATCTATAGTTGTTAAAACTTCATCTGCATTTTTAAAAGATTTTGTATTTAATATTTTAGATATGAATAATTCAGTATCTTTTTTTGCAGATTTTTGAGATGTTTTAAAAGATTTTATAGCTTGTTTTACATCAATAGCTTTATTACCATCAAAAATTGCTTTTTTAACTTTTTTAGTTTTTTTACCTTTTTTAATACTTTGTATTGCTTCACCAGCATCTTTATAAATTTTTTCTTTTTCACTTATGTCTTGAGTTTTTTTTGCTTTTTTAAATGCTTTTATTCCAAACAAAATTTCTAATGGTCCTCCGATAGCCATTCCTTCTAAAACATTTTTAATTCTTCCCTCCATCTCAGTATCATCCTCGTCTGTAGCTAAATATTGAGTTACAGCATTATTTAAAACTGGTGAATCAAATTCAACTAGCATGTCTGATAATCTTCCTTCATTGGGATCAAATACAGTTAGATCACTTGCAGCTCCTGCACTAAGTCCTCTCAAAGCTGTTTTAGTAAAACCACCAGACAAACCAAATCCTTTTAATATTTTAGATGGTCCTGCAAATCCTGTTACAAATCTTGTTGCACCTTCGGTAAGTTGTTCAGCAGCTCCTGTTGGTTTGTGAAATATAGGTAAATTTCTTTTTTGAGAATAAGAATCAGCGTTCCATCTTTTAGGAGTAATTAATGTTGGTATAAAATCTTGGAAAGATGATTTGGTTTCTTCATAATATTTTTTTGCTGCTAAAGGATCAGTTAATGTCAATGCTTGTAATTCATTAAGCTCTATTCCGCCAAGAGATATAATATTTTCATCTAAAAAATCTCCTTGTTCTTCAATGGCGTTTACTACACCTTGAGCAGCAGATAATGTAAGAGCTTTTGCTTTATTCCAATAATTAAAATCTTCTTGATCTGGTTTTGATATTAAACCAGAATTTATTGGTTCAATTTTCTTTGTTTGCTCTTTATATTTTTCAAAAAATTTTAAAGTTTCTTCTGATAAAGGAACATCAACCATTTAACCCTCTTGTCTTTTTTCTAATATTTTTCTATATTCATTCATAAACCTATTAACTTGAGGTTTTCCATTTTCGTCTACATATCCATTTAATCTAGCTAAAGTTTTTAAAATACTGTCTTTAGATGGGTCGGCTTGAAGAGCTTCGTACTCTTCTAATATTTTACCAGCTTCTCTTACAACATTAAATTTATTTTCTTCTAAATTAAAGGCTGTTACATCTTCTATTGAAATATCATTATATTTATCCTGTAAATCAAAATTTAATTGTTTTGCATATTGTTGTTGTTCAAAAACACTAGCATCAGAATTTAATGACATATATAATTCAAATCTTCTATCAAATTCAAATCCAGCTTCTTCAGCTTGAACTTTATTAAGCTCTTTACTTAAAGAAGGAATTAAAGCATTATAAAATGAACTTTGTAAAACTTGTTTTTCATTTTTTGCATACTCTTCAACTATAGCACCCATATTTATCTTTTTTACCAAATCAATATGTGCTATTTTTTCTGTAAGTATTCTTTGTTTTAAATTTGCAAATTTTGTTTTTCTATCACCTGATAAAACTTCTGAACCATTATATCTTTTAAAAGTTTCTAACTGATCTAATAAATCTTCAGCTAATTCATAATCAGCTTCAGGATCACCTTTCACAGTTAAATCATTTATTTTTTGAGCATAAGAATTATAA